CTTGTGCAACTGGTGTTGGATTAGCAGCTGGTGTTTATGCCTGTGCGCTTGCTAATTATACAGTTGCGGTAGGTTATAATGTTGATGCAGCTGGTCAAGGTTCTTCTAGTTTTGGAAGTACTACTTGTGCAACTGGTTTATGTTCATCAGCATTTGGTGCTAAATCTTGTGCAACTGCAACTACAGCAACAGCAATTGGATACCTTGCAGTAGCATCATCCGCAGGTGCTTTAGTGCTTGGTGGATGTTGTGTCGGCATCGGAATTTCTGCACCAACTTATAAGTTGGACGTTCAAACTACAACTGCACAAGATACATTTGAGGGAATAAGAAATTGTAATACTACTGGTACGGCGGCCTATCTTGCTTATGGGGCAAATGATAATACTTCTGGTGGATTTGGAAATAATCGTGGAGGGGCAATCATAACTTTGACGAATACCGATACTACAGCCAACACTTATAGTGCTATAGGATTTGCCAATGCTACCAGTTATCAAACTTCTGGTATACATGGAGTAACTTCAGTTCAAGGATCAACTGGCACAACAGTAGGACATTTAGAATTTTGGGTTAGAAATGCAGGGTCAAATTATTATATTGGAGCAAAACTTGATGCTTCTCGGAATTTTTGTGCGGTAGGTGACATCACAGCATACGCATCTGATTGTCGTTTGAAGTGCAATATTCTTACGATTACTTGTGCAACAGAAAGAATTAAAGGAATACGAGGTGTACAGTTTGAATGGGATCGTAAATATATATGCGATTGCAATTTAAATTTTCATCCTACGGAAAAAGGCACGACATTAGGATTTCTTGCACAGGAGCTTGAACCAGTAATACCAGATGCAGTGCGTGAAGCACCGTTTGAAGATTCTCTTTGTAGGCAAGTCTCATGGCAAGAAAAATACAAGACAATTAAAGCAGAGAAAATTTTACCGTTGTTAGTTGAAGCAACCAAAGAACAGCAGTGTACCATAGAAAAGCAGCAGAGACAAATTGATATTTTAACGCAGAAGGTTGAGATGTTGTTGGGGAGATGTGCATAGATGAAAGATCCTAAAAATTTCTATCCAAGATATACAGAAAGTAATTGTGCTGATTGTTGTCGTTATTATTATACAAATTGGGGAAAGGTGCGTCAGGCTAATTATGAAGCATACATACCGTCAGGGAATGATACCCTATACAGATCTTCAGTTGAGAAGGGGTTTTATCCAATTCGTTGTACTAGGGTGAATAGTAGTGGTTTAATGATTACTCAATATGGTTTATTAGAAGCCAGTGGTGCATTAAGTTTAGGAACAACAGCTGGAACTAATAGAAGTATTAGTGCTGAATTTGGTGGAACAACACCTCATGGTTTGTCAGAATATTATGATGCAGCTAGTGGAATACCAGCATCTGGTGTAATAGATTTTAGTGATTTTCATGGAAAATCAGCTGCAGCTACACCACCAGATCCACCTGATACTGATTGTCTATGGACGCATTATGATACTTTTTCTTGTGCTGTTGGGGTTTGTTGTTTTCTCCAAACTTCTAGCCATGCTATGTGTACACAGTGTTTATGTATAGGTCATTTTCGTGAGGATTGTAAGGTTATTTTTCTTGAGTCAAGCACAGGAGTATCGAGTGAACAGGATCAGTGTTATAATCCACAATTTTGTATAGTTCAAAATGAATGTGGACATGATGTAACAGCGTGGTTGTTTCCATTTTGTAATACAGCTTGTTCAAAAGATGAAACTGCATTTTGGGGTACAGGGTCTGAAGAAGGAAATTATCCAAATACAGTTCTAATGGTTTATCGTATGGATCACCCAGCTGGTGCCTGGGCACAAGATCATGGAGTGTATAGAAATTATGTCATTGAGAGGTGGAATAGTGGTTATGATGGGAGAGTTTGGGATAACTATCAATATTTCAGACCGTTTTATAGCGGTTATTTGTGGCAAACCTATAAAGTCTCCAGATTTCAGGCCTGTACAGGTAGTTCGGAAGGTAATGCATGTCGTTGGTATGTTTACGGTTCAGACTGCGGTAACTATTCGGGCTACTGGCGAGCGTGCAGTACAGGTAGGGGGGAAACTGACAGCTTGACGCCTATTTTTCATCCCATAATAAAGGGGCATAGAGTATTTTCGCCAATTACTGGGAACTGTTGGCAAATGACAACATCAACTGCGTGCAATCTTTTGCAGTTGACATGGCTTACAAAAACTTCTTCAATTAATAATTGTGGTCGTGGGTATGATGATGGTGATTGGAATGGAGATCCTTGGTGTGGTTCAACTAATCAGGGGTTTACTGGTATCGAGTGGGATACATACTCAAACAGATGGATGATGCATCGTGCACGAATTGGGGAAGGCGGAAAAGATTTTATTAATGGTACTTATAACCGTTATCGTACAGCCCCCTCGAGCACGAATTCTTGCTACCGATCGCGAGTATCAAGTTGTTTTTGTTTAATGGAATATTTCCATTATCAATGTGCACTTACTGATACACAAATGTGTAATCTTATGGAACATTTAAGAAATAAATGGTATTGTAATTGCTATGTACCATAAAATAAAGAGTATAATTTTAGATGATCTAATAGATGTTCCAGCGAGTTATTATGGAACAGAAATCAAAGATGTTTCTGTTCAAGTTTTAGGATTGGATGAAAAAGATGATGATGAATTTGAATATTTTTCTCACGATGGAGTAGTACCTGTGCAATTAATAAAGGATGAACGAAATATAGATGAAGTTATATATGTATTCATTGAGGAAGCAAAACTAAATTATGATTTTGCTGGAAGAAGAAGTGAGGGGGATAGCCCAATAGTTCAAGAAGAAGTTATTAGAGCTTTGCAAGAGCATTTTGCAAAATACGATTCTGAAGGTATTCTTCTTGTTTTAAATTAAGTTATAGATTAATATATTTAAATTTAGGAGATGGGAAAAATGTCTTTTACAGCAACACTTTCTGCATTTGGATCAACATTTGATGAAGTCTTAGTAGTAGTTACTGAGGCAGGTTTAGAATTTCGTCTGAATGATGATGGAATAGTTGAAAATCAATTTCGTTTTCAATATAAAGTGTATGTTTCTCAAGAGGCTAAAGATGCTGGTGGGGAAGCTATTCTTAATGAATGGGAACAATTGGAAGTAGATGAGACTATAGAAATTACTAAAGGTAATATTGTAGCTCTTGTTGAAACTAAGATTAAAGCATTAAATAAGTTTTCAAATAATGCTTAAGTATAACAATTGTTTTATATATGAGAAAAAGTTGGTATAAATAAGAGTGAATTTAAAGATTTAATAAAGAAGATTCATGTTTTAGTAATATAAGAGAAGTAGTATAAAAAGGAGAATATAGAATGGCTACAGAAGAACAAGTTGACAATACCTCATTGGATTTGAATGAAAATGAATTGACGGAAGCACAGACTCATATTAATTTGATTCAAAAGGCGTATCGTAAATTGGAATCAGCACAGTATGCAGCACGTGAATTGGAAAATGATTTTCGTGATTTGATAAATGTACATATTCAGCAAAAGGGTGGCAATCCAGAATTGCAATATACTCTAAATACTGATACAGGTGCCTTAGAAGTAGCACAAGAACAGGCACAATTGGGCGAGCCTGGTTCTAATGGTTCAGAGCCACCCGAGCGACCATCAGCTGAGGAATTAGATCCAACTGGTAATTTTAAATTTGGAGAAGAAACCGAAATAGAGGAAGTGGCAGCAGAATAAAAAACAATATTAATTAATGATGTTCTTGTGATTGTTTTATAGGAGATTAAAATGGCAGTACCAACTTCAAGGGCAACTTTAATATCTTATTGTAAGAGGCAACTTGGTGATGGCGTTATTGACATAAACATTAGTACTGATCAGGAAAGTGATATTGTTGATGACGCCTTGCAGTATTATCAAGATTATCATTACGATGCTACAGAGAGAACTTTTATTAGTCAGCAAGTATCTGCAGCTGATATAACTAATAAATATGTGTCAATAGCAGATTCTATACTTGGCATATCCAATGTTTATCCCATTTCATCGTCATCAACAACTAATCTTTTTAATCTTAGATATCAGTTACGACTGCAGGATATATTTGATTTGGCTGATGTTCAGATGTTACATTATAATATGGTTCAAAGCAATCTTTCATTGATTGATGATATGTTAGTTGGTAAGCATCCATATGAATATCAGCGTCATATGGACAGATTATATATCTATATGGATTGGACAAACGATATAAAGGCTGATGAGTATATTTTAATTGAATGCCATAGGCTCATTGATCCAGAAACGTATACGCAAGTATATAATGACAGGTGGCTTAAGCAGTATACAACTTCATTGATGAAAAGGCAGTGGGGTCAAAATTTGATGAAGTATGACGGTATGACATTGCCGGGCGGTCTAACTTATAATGGTTCAGCAATATACGATCAGGCAAATACTGAAATTACTGAATTGCAGACAGAAATGCAACTTTCTTATGAAGAATTTCCTATGTTTTTAACAGGATAGGTTATGGCCACTAGTGCATATTTCAATCATGGTACGTCAGTTGTAGAGCAAACATTGCTCAATAATATGGTAGTGGAGTCTATCCAGATTATGGGTTTTGATGTAAATTATCTGCCAAGAACCAGAAACAATATTGATACGCTCTTTGAAGATGCAGAAAGGAATTCTTTTACGACGCAGTACACAATAGAAATGTATTTGGATGAAAATACTTTGGTTAGTGGTTTTGGTAACAATGATACTGTCAGTCGTTTTGGGTTTGAAGTACCAGATACTGCACAGTTTACTGTTGCACAGAGTAGGTTTACTGATGTTGTTACGGCAGGAGATGCAACAATATTACTTCCAAGAGAAGGTGATTTGATTTATCTTCCTATGTCAAAGCAAATATATGAAATTATGTTTGTTGAAGATATGGTTCCATTTTTCCAAATTGGGAAAAATTATGTATATAGACTTGATTCACAATTATTCCAGTATGCAGATGAAGAATTGGCTACTGGTATTACAGATATAGATTCTGTAGAAACTACTTTGTCTTATCACATAGATTTGACTATGAATGCTGGCGGAAGTGGAGCATTTACGGTGGGTTCAACTGTTTATCAGGGCAGTACTCTTGCAACATCAGCTGCACGCGGTGAAGTTGTTTCTTGGAATAGTGGAACAAGAGTTTTGAGAGTTATGAATATAGATGGCTCATTTGCTGCAAGTACTGCAGTAACAGATGGTACAGCTTCTTGGGTCTTAACTAGCTATGATGCAATGACAATGGCGGGAGATGGATTCTCACAGAACTTGGAAATTGAAACAGATGCCGATTCTGGCATAGTTGATTTCTCTGAAACTAATCCGTTTGGGAACTTTTAATGTTAGGTAATACTTTTTACAATCAATCAATACGAAAAGTTCTTGTTGCCTTTGGCACCTTGTTTAATAATATCAATATTGAAAGAACTAGTGAAGCAGGTCTAACTGAAGTAATAAAAGTACCTTTGTCTTATGTGGGTAGAGAAAGATTTGTAGCTAAATTATCTCAGGCAATATCTGGTACGGAAATACAAACTACATTACCGAGAATGTCATTTGAGTGGACTGATATCGTTTATGATTCTACTAGAAAACTTAATACAATGGGTAGGGTTGCATCAGTTTATTTGACTTTAAATCTCAGTGCAGCTCCTACTGGTTCATTTACAGTGGGCGAGAAAATAACTGGTGCTAGTAGTGGTACTACAGCATATATTGTTGATGAGCCAACGACAACTTCAGTTGAAGTTAGAGATGCATCAGGTGCATTTACTGATACTGAAACTATTACAGGTACTTCTTCTGGTGAAACAGCAACAATATCATCAACGACTCAAAATCAAGGTCGCGTTAGTTATAGGTATCAGAGAGTACCATATGATTTATCTTTTACTTTGGCAATTGCATGTAGAACAACTGAAGATGGCTTGAAGATAGTAGAACAGATTTTACCATTTTTTACTCCAGAATTTACTGTTACGATAAAGGATGTTTTGACTCATGACATGCCAGTTATATTAGATGGTCTGGCACAAGAAGATACATGGGAAGGTGATTTGACAACTGATAGAAGATTTTTGGTATGGAGTTTAAGTTTTACTGCAAAAGCATATCTCTATGGCCCACCAAAAGATAGTAAGATTATTACCAAAACAATTACTCAAATCTATAATAGCAAGAATATGGATATAACAGATTTGACTATGGTCACAGGTGGCACAGGTACATTTAGTGTGGGTGAAAATGTTTATCAGCAACAGGATGATAATTTGGATGTAATGACAGCTGCAGGTGAAGTTGTGAATTGGAATAGTACAACTAGAGTCTTACAGGTTACAGATGTTGGTAGTACAGATGGCACAGGATTCAAAATAGGTAGAAAAGTATTTGGTTCAAATACCAATGCTATTTGGACTTTGGATAGTGTTAGTCAAGTATTTGAAGATACAACTACAACCAATTTAGGTTTACCAACTGTTAGAATAACTAATGTACCAGATCCTGCATCAGCTGATGCCAACGATGAATATGCTATTACCGAAACAATAACAGAGAGATGATATGAGTAAAGTAGACGAAAAATTAAATGATACATTTGAAGTTGAATTGGTTGAAGACCCTTTGCCCATAGAATCCAGTGATGATAGTGATGACAGGAAAGAAGATACTCAAACAGATTATGTTCAGAGTAGAGAGAATTTTTATGAATTAGTTGAGAAAGGTAAAAAGGCATTGGATGGTGCAATGGATATTGCACGTGAAACAGACCAGCCAAGAGCATATGAGGTGGTGGCTCAGTTGTTAAAGAATGTTACAGATACCAATAAAGAGATAATAGAACTTCAAAAGCGTATGGAAGATTTGAAAACAAATGAAAGAAAATTGGGGAATACGAATATAAATAATGCTCTTTTTGTTGGCTCTACAGCAGATTTGCAGAAGATGTTACGAGATAATAAATGAATTCAATAAATTATTTAGGAAATCCAAATCTTAAAAAGATCAATGTTTCGGTTGATTTTGAGCAGGAACAGATTGAAGAATATATTAAATGTGAAGGTGATCCACTTTATTTCATTAAAAATTATATGAAGATTGTAACAGTTGATGAAGGTCTTATTGATTTTAATATGTGGGATTTCCA